TTCTCTTCATAGGTCATGGCATCACCCCTTCCTCGGTTCGTGCAGGGCTACATAGCAGCCATAGGTCTTACCTTCGGCACGGACGGCACGTTCCACGCGGGCGATCTCGCTCATGGCGCGGCGGCTGCGCTGCTTGGCCCGGCTGATGATGGCATCGTCGCTGCGCACCAGTGGGGCACAGGCTTTGCAGTAGCGCTGGCTGCAATAGGCATGCAGCATCATTTTGCCGCAGCGGGCGCAGGGCCTATCGGAATATTTCGGCATCAATCCTCACCTCCATGTGTATGATCCATGTAGATCTTCGGTTCGTCGTCCTCGTCCAGGTGGGCGGCGGCTTTTCCGGCGCAGAGCCCGGCGGTGTAGGCGGCGGCCAGCAGCGCGGCCAGAACGGCGCTGCCGATGATCGAAAGCAGAATATCCATCAGTCACCCCACCTTTCGCCACGGCTGCAAAAATCGCTTGGCGTGTTGCGGCCGTACAGCGGGCACTGGACGGTGGCCCAGTAGCGGCAGCGCCCACACCGCGGCAGGCCCAACAGCCGCAGGTGCATAGCGCGGGTGATGCGCAGCCCGCACCACATCAGCAGGCAGATCAGCATGCCGCCCGCAAAGAGCACGCAGGGGGCCACAAGAAACACAAGGGCCAGGCATTGGAGAATGTATAGACAGTTGGAATCAAAGACAGGCATCCGCCCCACCTCCCAACAGCCGCAATGCTTTGCGGATGACGGCACATCCATACACAAAACAATTATGTTCCAGCCCACAGCCAAGGCAGGCTTCGGGGCGGCGCTCAATGGCCAGGCGGTGCAGCTGGCGCAATTCGTCCGGCATCATCCGTTCGGCAGGGATACACCGGCTGTTTTCGGTATCGAACCGCATGCCGCTTGAAACAGGCATCATAATTCCACCACCTTGATGAAAATGCCGGGGGTATCGGCCCAGAACTTTTCAACCACCTCGCTGCACACCAGGGCATCATCGCGCCAGAAGTGCAGGCGGGTCATTTCGTCTTTTAGGGCTTTTTCCAGGTTGTCGGTATCAGGCTTGGTGGTGCGCCACTCGCCGTCATTGTGGCGGCCGTCAGTGGGGAACAGCCACTTGACCAACAGCCGCACCGGGCCGCTGCAGGGGGTAGGCGGTGCATAAGGGGCCAGGTAGGCGTGCAGCTTGGCACGGGTGGCTTTCAGCTCCGGGCTGTCGTGCAACACGGCGCAGGGCTTGCCGCCGCGCATAAAGGCATGCAGCTGCTTGGCATTGTGGGTTGTGGTGGGCGGCTGCATGGGAATAAAAAATTGCATGTATTTTCACCTCATTCTTTTTTTGTGGCCAACGTGTTGGGGTGGGTTCCCGGAGGGATGGGGGCTGTGTACGCCCCATCCTCTGGGATACCCCAACACACGGACGGATTTTTACTATATATATAAGGCTATTTTCCGTCCGTATTTGGTACGGATAGCGGCTATTTTCCGAAATACGGAAGTTCGGACGGATTTGTGATAGCGGCTATTTTCCGTGAAATATAAGAAATGTTATCCGTTGCTTCCGGGCTCTTTCAGCCCCACGCTGGTGCCATCAATCCAAAATCCGCCGTCAGATTTCAGGCGTCGGCGCACGGTATCGGGCTTCAGGTTCAGGTATTCAGCCATGCTGTAAATGGTCACTTTACCATCCATGGTGCAGGCTTCAAAGGCGGTGCGCAGTTCGGCACGCTTGCTTTTGGCGGCAGTATCTTTGTCTCCCCAGCGCTTTGCGGCACCGCGGGAGCCAAGCTGCTTGTAATCGCTTTCTGGCTGCAGGTCCTCCAGCAGGCCGCTGTCCAGCTTGTGTACGGGATAGTCGAACCAGAGGTTGACCGGGTCAAAACGGGCAAACTCGCGCAGAGTGCCCTCAATGCGCCAGGCGGTCATGGCATCGGCGCGCTTGATGGCAGCCGCGGTGTCTGCATCTAGGCGGTGCAGATCGGGCAGCGGCAGGTGTTCCTTGGCAATGGCCAGCATCCGGCTGCGGCTCAGGGCATCGTCCGGGCCGTAAGCATCGGCATGGCCGCGGGCATCCAGCAGGGCTTTGGCTGCGGCGCAGGCCGCTTTGTTGTGCAGCTGCTCCCGGATGGCATCGGTGGGGACCAGCTCGGTCATATCCAGCATGGCATCCGGGTCACGGGCAAACACACCGGAGCCGGAAGCACGGTCCATGCTGCGCTTGCCGCCCTGCGCGCCCTTGCTGTGGTGGTGGCAGTAGATGACGGCACAGTCCAGTTCCCGGCAGACCAGGTCAAACTGGTTGCAGAACTTGGCCATCTGGTCAGCGCTGTTTTCATCGCCGGTGATGACTTTATAGATCGGGTCCAGCACAACGGCCAGGTAGCCTTTCTTGGCAGCCCGGCGGATCAGGCGGGGAGCCAGCTTATCCATGGGGACGGAGGCACCGCGCAGGTTCCAGATGTCGATGTTGGCAAGGTTCCGGGGCGGCAGGTGCAGTGCTTCGTATACATCTTTGAAGCGGTGCAGGCAGCTGGCGCGGTCCAGTTCCAGATTGATATAAAGCACCTTGCCCTGCGCACAGGCAAAGCGGCCAAGCCAGGGGGCACCTTCGGCAAGGCAGATGCACAGTTCGATCAGGGCAAAGCTTTTGCCCGCTTTGCTGGGACCAGCCAGAAGCATTTTGTGGCCCTGGCGCAGCACCCCTTCGATCAGGGCATCCGCCAGCGGCGGCAGGCTGGCCCAGTCGTCGGCAAGATTTTCGGTATCGGGCAGGTCGTCCGTGCAGGCTTCAAACCAGTCTTTCCATTCCTCCCAGCAGGATTTGCCGGTGTTGGTTTCCAGCAGGTACTGCTTTTTGCCGCCGCGCAGGATGCCCGGCATGCGGGATAGGCGGGCAGGGTTGCGGTTGGCTTCGTCCAGCGTCAGGCCGTTTTTCTTGCAGGCAGCGTACAGGTAGTCAACCCGGCGGCGGTACTCGGTATAATCCGGCGCGCCGACCCGCACAATGGCGTGCAGGCTTTTGCTGCCGCTGTACACCAGGGCCGCGCAGGGCAGTTCCAGCTGGCGGATAATGGCCTGCTGCTTTTCCAGCTCCATGTTGTCGCATTCCACCAGGGCATAGCGGTAGTCGGTCACATTGTTGTTGCTGCGGCCGCCCTCCACGGGGTTGAAGCAGATCCAGGCACCGGCGGCGGGGTTGTAATCGCCCACCACAGCGCCGATGTCCCCGCCGCAGCGGGCAAGCTCGTCCATCAGCTGACCGGCGGTGCGGTCCCAGCAGCCTTTTGTGGGGGCATAGCGGTCATCCCGCAGGTAGCTTTCGGTCACATAGGCCACATGGTCCTCCGGCTCAAACAGGGCTTGCAGGTAGCGGTGCAGCTGGTCGGCGGGGTCCCATTGTTCGGGGATGTTCAGCTCCTGCACATCCAGCCAGCGGGTATCCACCACAACGCCGTCCGGCCTGGTGCCGGGGGCGCAGATTGCATCGTTCCAGTCCAGCTCATGCCCGGCGGGGCCCGGCCAGCCGTGATTGTGTGCCAGGGCGAAAATGCTGTTCTCGGTGATCGGTTTGGGATTGCCGCGGAAACTTTCCCACTTGCGGGCACATTCGCCCTTGTGGTACCGGCTGCCATCGCGGGAACTCCATTGCTCCCATGCGGTAACAGGGAACCCGGCTTCTTTCAAGCCCATGCCCACCGTGACCCATTCCTCATAGGTCAAGTTTGCCGGGGAGATAAAGTCCAAGGCTTCTTTGAGATCATTTGCATTGTCCATTCCGTTTACCATCCGAAGTCAAAGATTGGGGTTGTTTCCGCAGAGGGCATATAGGTCTTTGGGTCCACGCCCTTGGGGGTGCCGCGCCAGCCGCAGGCGGCGATACGGTCGATCATGTGCTTGGCGGCGTTGAAGCTCCAGGTGCCCACATGCTGGAAGCCGTATTTTTCCAGGCAGCGGATCTGCTTGGGGGTGGTTAATCCCTCATCCCGGCGCTTGTTCAGCCGGTCCAGCAGCAGGGATGCTTTGCCGGCGGATTCCACCGCATCGGGGCAGATGCCCTGCTTTTCCAGCGCGGCGGTTTGCTCGGCGCTGGGGGGACCGGCTTCCCACCCAAAGGCGGGCACATAACCGGCCAGATCCTCGGCCTGGATGCTCGGGTCAACCAGGCGGGCGCGCTTGCGGCGCTGTTCTTCCAGCTGCTTGGCAAGGGCTTCCTCCCGCTGGGCCACCACATCTTCGGCGGCCTGCCGGGCGGCTTCCTCCACGTCCTCCGGGCAGGCGGCGGCAGCCAGGTTATCGGTCATCTGCCGGGCAACGGCGTGGTCCTCGCACACAAGGTCGGCCGGGCGGCAGAGCTCGTGGCGGTCGGTCAGCCAGAGAAAATCCAGGAGCAGCAGGTCCTTTTTGCCTTTGTGCAGGCGGGTGCCGCGGCCCACCATCTGGCTGTACAGGCTGCGCACCTTGGTGGGGCGCAGCACCACAACGCAGTCCACACTGGGGCAGTCCCAGCCTTCGGTCAGCAGCATGCTGTTGCACAGCACGTTGTAGGTTCCGGCGTCAAAATCTGCCAGGACCTGGGCGCGGTCGGTGCTCTGGCCGTTGACCTCGGCAGCATGGAATCCGTGGCGGTTCAGGGTATCCCGGAATTTCTGGCTGGTTTTGATCAGCGGCAGAAAGACAACGGTTTTGCGCCCCTTGCAGTAGTGCGCCATCTCGGCGGCGATCTGGTCCAGATAAGGGTCCAGGGCACTGCCCAGCTCGCCCACGGCATAGTCCCCGCCGGACATGCCCACGGTGGAGATGTCCAGCTTGAGGGGGATGGTCTGCGCCATAATGCGGCACAGAAAGCCGTCCCGGATGGCATCGGTGAGTTTGTACTCATAGGCCAGGCTGTCGAACACCTCGCCCAGATTGCGCAGGTCGCCGCGGTCCGGCGTGGCCGTTACGCCCAGGACCTTGGCCGCGGGGAACCAGTCCAGAATGCGGCGGTAGCCGTCGGTCACGGCATGGTGGGCTTCGTCAATGATGATGGTGCTGAAATAATTGTGGGGGAACTTTTCCAGCCGCTGGGGGCGCTGCAGGCTTTGCACGCTGCCAACGGCAACGCGGTACCAGCTGGCCAGGCAGGATTGTTCGGCTTTTTCCACCGCGCAGCCCAGGCCGGTTGATTTTTGCAGCTTGTCGGCGGCTTGTTCCAGCAGTTCGCCGCGGTGGGCCAGGATCAGCACCCGGTCCCCGGCGCGCACCTGGTCTTCGGCCACGGCAGCAAACACAATGGTTTTGCCGGTGCCGGTGGGCAGCACCAGCAGCGTGCGCAGCCGCCCTTGTTCCCACTCGGTATGGATCTGTTCTTTCGCCCGCTGCTGATAGGGGCGGAGGGGGAGAGAGTTTGTGTTGGGCATAAGTATCCTCGTGTTAGTGAGGAGTGAGAAGTTAGGAGTTATTGGTGTGCGCGTGTGCGCATAGTTTGAAAATTGGGCCGCAATCCCGTAGGAGCGCACAGTGTGCGCCCGTCGCCCTGTGGCAAATCCTGTTGTGGCATATACGGCGGTTTTTTCGGAACGGTCACTGCGCCCGCAGGCGCGTTTCGGAGGCCAACCGGGGCAACGCCCCGGCTCTTAGGCCGGAGATAGACCGTTCCCTACAGAGCTGGACCTTAGGCCCGTTTTAACTCCTACTTCCTAACTTAAAAAGCTCCCTGCTTCCACCCGGTGCTGGGGGCGGCGGTGGGTTCGGGGCGGGGCAGGAACTTTTCAATCTCGTTGGCCTGCCCGGTCTCACCGGCGTGGGGGCCGCTCTGCTTGGTGTATTCCCGCACACCCAGGCGGCACATGCCCTGCGCACCGACAATTTCGTTCCAGCGGGGGCGGAACGTCTCGCCGCGCTTGCACTGGCCGATACTCTCAAAAAAGGCGCCCAGCAGGCCCTGGGTCTTGGTGTGCAGGTACAGGCGGTGGGTGACGGTGGTTTCGCCTTTGTCGCCGCCATGGATGGTAATGGTCAGCTTGGCCATGCTGCAGGGCGGCAGCTTGGCGCTGCCCTCATAGCGGGCACGCTCAAAGCTCTGCACGGTAAACAGGTAATCGCCCGCAGGAAGCAGCACAAATTCCCGCTGTTCGTTGGTAACCTCGCTGTCCCAGTCCAGGGCAGCATCCGGCATGTTGTTCATATATTCAGCCATGGGTAAATCTCCTTTGTATTTGTTAAAACGGTACATCGCGGTTGGTGCAGATCATCTCCAGCACCTGGGGCCAGGCGGCCACCAGGCAGCCGCTGACGAAATCAGCCGGGTAATCCTTGACCGGCATATCGGCGGGGAAGTACCCGCGCTGGCCGACCACGGTCTGCAGTTCCTCCGGGGTCACATTATTGGCGGCCATCAGCTGGGCAAGGGCGGTCGGCACGCCCTGCGCCTGCAGATCACTGGCGGAGATCCCGGCAGGCACGGCAGGCGGTGC